TGGGCATTTTAGATTTACTAGGTTTCGTTGCCATCTGTTTCACCTCCCATTTTAATTTTAATTATTTGAATAAATTGAATAAATGAAAAAGGCATAGACTATTCGCCCACACCTGCCAGCATGATTATAACACATGCATCGAATTGGAAATCAATGGAAGGTTACTGGATTTTACTGGACACAATTGTTAAACATTTATGAAATCGTGTATTTTGGGGTGAAATCGTGGATTTCGTTGTTGACATAGGGGCATCCCTATGTTATAATATATACAGTGGTTGAGGGAACCACTAGAAAGGCGGGTGGAAAGGATGAACGATGAAATGACTAGCGCTGAACTGAATCAGTTTTTGGAAACTATCGCAAAGCTGGTTGAAGCGACCGCAAACGACGCGAAGGACGCTGCAAAGATCATTCGCGAAAGCAAAGTGAAGTCGTAAAACAAAAGGCCAGCGCCCCATGCAAAGTTCGCTGACCTAATCCAAATCGGCAATGAGCGGCAGCCCGCCGCCGTTCATTGCCACCATTGTAACAGAAAAAGCGAAATAAATCAAGATCAAATATCAGGAGGAAACAACAACAATGAAGAAGCTGTACAAGGTAAACACGAACGCAGGAACCGATATGATCTGTCTGGATCATGATAACAAACTGGGCTGGATTTATCAGGGTACGGACGGATGGCAGTACGATCATTCGATCGACGAAGTAACCGACGTTAGCGGCTGGGATCGCGGTAGCGATGATCCGGAACAGCAGTATATCGATCTGCTGAACATGATCGAAAACGATCCGAACGTTAAAATCATCGAAGAACGCGAAAGCGTTGACGGAATGGATTTCTGAAGAAAAACAAAACCCTTTCGCCGGTGTAGGATACCGGCGAAAGGGAAAGCGGAAGCCAGCAGAAACAACAAAACCGCCGAATACCCGCCACGCCTGTAATTATAGCAGGTTCGGGCGGCGGAAGTCAAGCACGAATTTTAATTACAGGAGGAATAATAAAATGACTACGTACACGATCACCAACAACGCCAAATTTGACAGCCGAGAAGTTTCATTCGATGACAAACCGCAAGTATCTGTTTTGTCGGCACTGAAGGCGCTGGGCATGCGCTGGAATTCGAAGCGCGTCCTGTGGTACGGATTCGCCAGCGAGGACGAAATCAAAAACGCGATCATGCAGGCACAGCCGGAAGAGGTTCCCGCACAGATCGCGCAGGCTGGTTATTTAGGTGCTGTCGCTATTTCCGGCGCAAAGTCTAACCGCCGTTTGTATGGCGCGGAATTGTCCGCAGCAATCCGAGCGGATATCAAGGCCGCAGGGATCAAGGGCGTGACCGTGAAGGTGAAGGAATTCAGCGGCGGTCAGGAAATCACCGCGACCATCAAAGGCAGCGCCGCCGATTGTGCAGATCGCGCCGAATACATCGACAAATGGACGCCGGGCGGGCGAAACTGGATTGATCTGGGCGATGATGGCACGATATCCGCGCGCGATTTCTACGCGATGGAAGACGGACAGAACGAAATCCGCATGAAGGCCGCAGCGATCGAATACGACGCAAGAACCTGCGCAGGGTTCCACAGCGTAAATCAGTACCACATCGACAGTTACACCGAATTCACGCCGGAATTCATCGCGAAAATCAACGCAGTGAATGCGATCATTCGCAACTACAATTATGACGATAGTAACAGCATGGTTGATTATTTCGATACCAATTTTTACTACGATCTGTATGTAAAAATCTGCTAACAATGAACGACTGCCGCGCCCACCCGGCAAAAGGTGGGCAGAAAGGAGGAAAACATGTCATTGACTGTCCTATTGTTGATCGCTGTGCTGGCGCTGATTCCATGCGCCGCACAGCCGCGCCGGAGTGGTTCCGGGAAATCGCGTCAGCGCGTGGCGCGCATTCGCATTCGTCCATCCACGCGCGCCGCGCCGATGGATGAAACCGCCGCCGAGGATATGCAGGAAACCATTAACGCATTCGCCGAGTACGGCATAGCATTGACACAGCGCGCAGATTTCGCCGCGAAAGAATCCGACAGAGCGCGCAGGAATGCGGACATTCTGCGCGTTGAACTGGATTCCGAAGCGCTGACGTACAAGAAGCGTCAAACACTAGAAAAGCGGCTAGCCGCCGCCGAGCGTGCAGAGGTAAAGAACAACGCGGACGCAATGCGCCTGTACGCGCAAGCGCAAGTGCAATATGCAAAGGCGCGGAAAACGGAAGAAAAGGCGCGCAATAGCGCCTGTATATAAGGAGGTATATAAATATGGCATATTTTCCAGAAGCAGACAAGAGATATAAGAAGACAAACGTATCACGTGTTCTGATATCGCTGTATGCGAACACAGACAAAGATATTATTGCATTAATCGATGAAATGAATCAGAAAAAGCAAAGCAAACAAGCCTATATAAAACGCCTAATCCGTGAAGATATGGCGCGCCGCGCAAAGGAAGAACCGGGGGAATAACCCCCGGTTCTGTTTTTTATGCCGTTTCATTATTCGATAGCGATTTGCCTACATTGTACAGCGCGCGGCCGTGCAGATGGTACGCGGTATCTAATTCGATTCCCAAATCAGCCGCGATCCGCGGGAACGTCCAGCCCAGCACATAGCGCCGCTGCATGACTTCGCGCTGTCGGTCGGAATGCAGTCCATCAATAATCTGCATCACAGATTCGACCGATTCCGCATACAGCTTCACGCGATCGCGCAATTTATCATTCAAATCTATCAGCCGCGCGGTAGCGTCCGCGCGTTTATCGCCGTTGAATCCGGTCGGGCTGGTCGTCACCTCGCGCAGTGTGGACGTGATCCGCGTACGCATGGCGTGCAGCCGCTCCATTTCCTCCAGAATGGCGGCGATTTCGCGCTCTTTCCATAGAACTTCGGATAATACGATCTTCGCCTTTTCCGAATACGGATTCGACGGCTTGCGGTGCAATATAATTCGTTTATCTTTCTGCCTTACTTCCATTCGCTCACCCCTATTAAATCGCCCTGTAACGGGCTTTATTCGTCCTCGGACGTTCTGCCCAGCAGGGCTATAATGCCGTGCATAATGCCTTTCAGCGTGCCTGTAATCACATTGTACACGGCAACAGCCGCCGCCAGCGCAAGCCCCACCTTAACGCCGAACAGGATTGCATTAATCATCTTCATCATCCTCCATCAGCTCCGCCAAATCAATGCCGAACGCATTGCACAGTCCTTCCATGATTCCCTTTGCTTTCTGCCCGATTTCTGCGCCCATCTCCTTAAAATCCCTTTCTGTGCTTTCTGCATTTTTTGCGGGTGCTTTCTGCGTCTTGCCGCGCGAAACCAGCCGTTCTGCCATCCTTTCGCGCTTATCGCCCATGATCTTGTACATCTTGCTGATTTGGGTAGCGTTCAAATCCAGCCTTGAAATTCCGGTCATAACGAACACATCTGCCAATTCTTCGATGTAATGATCCATTGCGTCTTCCAGCTTCTCCGGCGTTTCGCCGTTCTGCGCCCGCACAACCTTCAATGCCGCCTGCGCCAGTTCTGCGCATTCCTCGGCCAGTTGGCGATACAGGTAATCACGCTTGCAATTCTTGCGCATGATGGCTAACAAATCGCGTGTTGACAAGTCTTTCTGCGACTTTTCCATATTATTTCTCCCTTCTCTTGTCGTGCAGATAGTAATACTGAATCATGATATCCACCACATGCTTTGCGGTTTCTGCGCTGGCAATGTTGGTTTTTAACAGCTTTTCGCCGTCCATAATATCCCACGTTTCGCGCGCATGATTCAGCGCGGTCGGATGCCGCGCATGAATGATGGTATAGCCGCGGTAATTGAATGACGTGCCCATTATTTTCCTCCGTTAATTCGTGATATAGCCCTTCAGCATTTCGCTTCGCGCCTTCTGGTAGAAATTCCGGTCGATTTCGAATCCGTATGCGTTTCTGCCCAATTCTGCCGCCGCGCGCAATGTACTGCCGCTTCCGGCGCAGGGATCGATTACCGTATCGCCCGCGTCCGTGAAGATTTCTATCAGCCGTTTCAGCAGATTGACGGGCTTCTGCGTCGGATGAATCGACGGAATTTCCTTCCCATCCCGCCGCCAGTTGAACCAGTTGAAAATCATCGCGCCGTTGTTATTGAACTTCGGTAGCTTATCACGGTAAAGCACTACCGCATATTCCATCGCACCGACAATCTTCATATTGGCTTTCAGCACCTGTGCGGAATAGTTCTTGCAAAAGAACAGCGGACAGGATTTTACGAACCCGTATTTCTGCCCGTATTCGATCACGGTTTGAATCTGTTCGAACGCACAGAATACAATCATCGCCGGTGCTTTCCCGCGCTCTTTCGGCTCTTTTTTTAACAGTCTGTTGCAGAAATGCATGTATTCCGCGATTTTGAAATTCCCGTCTGTGTTGAAAAATGCCTTGCGCGCATTGCCGCTTTCGCCGTTTTTGTTGTCGCCGCCGACATACCATGTAGGATTGCTGGCGTATGCGTCCGCGCCGATGTTGTAGGGAATATCCGCGATCACCAATTGCGCCTTCGGAATGCTGTAACCCTTGAAGTTCTGAAAATTGTCGCGGTACAGTTCGCATCGCGTTCTGCGTTCGACCGGCGCTTCTGCGCCGTTGATATAGTCCAGCAGCGTCATATATATTCTCCTATGTTGCAGCGTGCCGCCACATCGCGATAATCGCAGATTCCGTCCTTGCGCAGCGTCTCGGGCGGGGCGATTCGCATCAATACCTTCCGCATCGCGCAGCCCTTGGATTCGGCGGGGTTCTTCAGGCAGATCGCGCAGCAGCCCTCCATCGCGCGGTTGATCAGGAACCGCAGATCATCGTTGTCCACCACCTGGCTATATGCGCCCTTGGTCAGCGCGGGCTTCGGACGAATCACCACCTCGCCGACCGCGCATAGCCGCGCCATGTGGCGAATCGTCTTTTCAGGAAGGGTATCATATACCGCATCGATCACCTTTTCGGTCATTTTCAATGCCAATCTGTAATTGCGCCATCCGTTCGGGATGGATTGCAGCCGTTCTTTCAATGCTTGCTCGTTGGCGTTCAACTGCGCATCCAGACCGGCGAGAAACTCAATCGCGTGGACTTCTCTTGCGTTCGGTTCTGTAATCATGATATATTCCTTTCTGCGCATCTGCGCATTTCAGGTTATAGCTTCCTGTAAGCTTCAAGCGCCTTTCTGTACGCTTCTGTTTCTGCATATCCGCACGGATTCATTTCCGGACAGAAGCCGCGATAGACGCATTCTGGCACCATCACGGACGCAAGCACCGGATCGATCTTCTGCACCTCGTCGCGCACCTGCATCCATGCTTCGCGGGTTTCCTGCGCCGCCTGTCGGCATAGGCGCTTTCGGCTGATATTGATTAGTGCCTGTGCATCCGCTTCGCACATATGATTGACCGGCGCATTCTGCGGCAGTTGGTCGCGTTCGATTCCGGTTCTGTCAGTTCGCTGAGTAGATACCCAATGTTCGATCCCGATCTTGTGCCGCACGAAATGCGTTGATACCCAATATGGAAGATCTTTCCATCGCCACGTGAACCGTATAATTCGAATTGGTGAATGCTCCGCAAGCAGGATCGATTTCATCCAGCGTTCGGAAGGATATGCCCCTACTTCATCTTTTCCGATGGTGTTTCGCGAAATAAGTTTTACACACCACCATTCGCCACCACTATGCTTCATTCTATCAATCATATCTTGATCACCTTGTATTCATTCGCACATTCCATAGCTACAATTTTCGCTATATTACATTCAGTCATTGTAGCAAACATCGATACAACGTAACATTGCGCCTTCTCCTGAAACTTCTTTATCGCCGCTTCGCGACTGATTAAATCACTCATGATTACTCAACCTCATTACTAAATCTCTTTCCAACACAGCAGAAACCGTCATGCTTTCCGCAGAATTCGAACACCTGTTCTGTCGAGCACCTGTCGTGCATTATGCAGTCTTTGCAACGCACCACGGGAACCGCATCAACGCTGAGCACAGCATCAACGGCAATGATCGCGTTGTCAATCAGGCATGAACTGCATCTTACACCGTTGTAGTTGTCACAGCCGTTGCAATAGCTCTCGATTGCGCCCAGTGCAGCTTCTCGGCTAATCAGATCATTACTCATTACTGTTTCTCCTCCCACGGAAATTCCTGCCGGAAATCCGCGCCCATCAGATCGCGCAGAGATTCCTTCATGAATACCTTCACGCCTGTAATCTGCGCAGCTTCAACAATGTTTTCCACCCATTCCCGCTTTGGGGTAATCTTGCCTTTGCGATTGCCCGTTTCTGCGCCGATGATCGTCCATCTATCGTTGCCAAAAGAGCCTATCCCCATGTCCAAATACTCTGTAAGCGGCTCGATCGATGTGAAGGTGTTCCAAGTATTCCCGCAGCGGAAGCACTCTGCTTTCCGATTGTCAATTGTGCTGCCAAACCACCAGTTGTCACGAATTGGAAGACGCATCACTTCAACATATTCTTCCGTTTTTGGATGTACCTGACTGTCCGGGTGGTCAACGTTCCACAGGAAGATCTTGGTCGCAATCGCCATTCTGCAAAGTCGTTTCGGGTTTTTGGTTAGAAAAATGTACCTGTGCCACGGCGCAGCGTCGCAAGCCGCGAACACCTGCTCGATCCACTCGTCCGGCACCCAATCGCCGAACAGGTCTGCCATGCTGCACACGAAAATGTTACGCGGCTTCTTCCAGTGCTGCGGCTCGTCCAGTTTGTAGCGGTGGAAGGTGGGGTCAAAGCAGAACGGATAAGGTGCCTTTGTGATCTTCCCGCTTTTCCACTCGCGCATAGCGGGCTTTTCCAGCACATGATTTTCGCCTGTTCCTTCATACAGATCGCATTCATAGCCGTTTTCGGTGTTGATCTCCGTTCCGACGCTCCCAAACCTCTCTGCAATTCTCCGCGCATAGCAGTATTCGCAGCCATGCAGACAGCCGGTGACCGGATTCCATGTAGCATCGCACCAGTCGATTTTAGTCTTATTCCCCATATTCATCCTCCAAATTCATTCATGCCATTGAACAATTGCAGCAATGTATAATCTCTCTCGGCCTCCCTGTATGCTTGATGACCGTTCCGCACAATCTTATTGACCCTCGTACTGCTTCCGTATACTCTCTTTGCCAGCGCAGCTGTAAAGCCATGGTAAGGGTTGAATACAGTCCCCTCCATCGTCTTGACGACCGTCTTCGTATCATCACCCCAGAATACAATTGTAGCTGGAGGGTTGAAGATGATCTTTACAGGATGGTAGGGATTCGCGCAGTTACAGCGCATCGGTATCTCTTTGCCATCTATAGCTGTTTGTCTGGAAACTGATAATGCAGCGCCTAAGCTTTTAGGCAGTATTGCTTGCTTAAAATGACTCATCTATTCATCCTCCATTTCATCTTCCGGCACGTGGTATAAATCGGCGTACTGTCGCTGAATATCCACAATATCGTAATCCGAACTGCATTTATCCTCGATGATCCTGCGCAGGTTAGCATCCGCATCTGTAATCAGCCATTTTTTCAATTTGTCAATTGAATAGTCAATTGAATATCCCTTTGTCCAATCGTCTGGATAGTTAAAATCAATCGTGACCGTCGCAACATATCGACCTTTAATCATGGTGTTCCTCCTCCTCCGGTAGTTCGGGCAGCGGCATCCAGTGGGTGACATCATAATATTTGGGTGGTATATCCTCCCAATGCCCATCCGCAAAATAACTCATCGCTATGTCTGCGTATACGTCTGTGGGATTATAGCTATGGATTACTCGCACCAAGGCTCTTAAACTGTTCTCCGGCAACCGCTCCTTCGCACTGATCCAGCACGGCTGCTGCTCTTCGAGCTGCTGGATGGCTTCGGCCGCGTCCAGAGCTACGTCAAACATCTTGCAAGTTCCACCGGGCCGATTGCATCCGTTCGGCTCCCCCTCATACGGGCAATGCCCGCACGTCGTTTCAACATCAGTCAACGCCAGCTTGATTGCTATGATATCTTCAGGTGTCTTCATGGCTTGCCTCCAATACTACAATTCTATTTCTGCACATTGGGCATTCTACGTATACTTTATCGACTGCCGCAGTATACAAATGCTTTATATCCGCATAGGTATATTCCAGTTCCGCACCACAGAACCAACAGGATGCCTTTTCGGGCTTTATGCTACCATATGAAATGATCTTCATTGTTTCGTCCTCCATTCTGCTTCAAGTTCGGCAATCCTAAGCGCAATATCAACAGGGACAGGAATAGCATCAATCAATGCTTTGACGGTATATCTGAATGCCTTAGATTTAGGCGCGAACTGTTCCTCATATGCAATAGCATCTTGCGCAAGCTCCCCGACGCAAAGTAGCGATCCCGTTCCAGTAAAGTACGGGCAATCATCGCAGGTATCGCTATTTCCGGCAACCATGCAGCACTCCAGCCCATGCATGATTTCATCTAGCGTTTTCATTCGCTATTCCTCCATTCCATTCCTCACCGGCAACATGCCATTCGTACCCGTCATCCGGAAGTTCAACCTCAACGGTCTTGAACATATGCGTATACTGTTCTTGCGCTGTCTGGGTATACGCTTGCATCACTACCTTGATTCGCATAAACTCATCCCTCCTTCGGCTTTATCCCCAGCTTCTCCGCGATTTCGGCGGGGATATGATCTCTCCGGCATTCCGCGCACGTCTTCTCTCTGGCTGCGCCGGGATTCGGGCAGGTTACGCCAAACGCCATCGGGCATATCCCGCGCTTATGATTCGGGAACATCTCAATCTGGAATTCGGCCCAACTCGGGTACTTCGCCGCTTCCCACTGCGCCACGCGCCGCTCGATTTCTTCCTCGGACAGGCCCGGCGTGCCCGTCGTCACGCCGCACGCGATATCATTCATCATGATGCAGCCTTCGCACTCTTTGCGTTCATTGCACAGCTCGCGGATTTTTCGCATCACTTCCACAAATTCGGCCATTTTCAGCCCTCCTGTTCCACGCTTTGATGCATTCATCATAGCCGTTCTCTTTGAATACTACTGTTCCACCCCTGAGTACGAATAGACTTTCGTATGAAAAGCCAATACTGCATGTTCTGCAATTAATTGTGTATCGTGCAGTGTATTGCCCGTGATTATTGTGTCCTGTGCCCGATTGCCAGATTTCCGGCTTTGCCCCGCAGAACGGGCAGGGCTTCAATTCAGCCATTTTCAGCCCTCCTGTTCCATGCTTCGACTGCTTCGCCCATAGTCGCATAAAAAACACCGAATACCCAATGCGCAGACGCAATGCATTTTTTCGCGCCGTTACCACACGCTACATAATATCGCGGCGACGTGCTCTGTTTGAGCTGCATCACATGAGCAATGTTCCCGCAGAACGGGCAAGATTTAAGTTCAATCATGTGACGTTCCTTCTTTCGGCAATTTTTGAATGATTGCAACAATTTCATTGGTATCGATATACAGAATGTGCAGATCACTATTTAGGCTATATTCTAGTTTGGTTATGCATCCTAACACATTGTTACTTGTGACCTCAAATTTTTCGCAATGCATCACGATCGATCTCCCGTTCTTCAGGATGATTTCGACTTCGGTTTTATTTTCATTCATCATGTTCATCCTCCATCAAATCTATTACTGCAGGTTTTAAAAGCGCCACAATCTCCTTGAAAATCGCTCGTAATTGAATTTGTTCATCAGGAATTACCAGTCCCGAATTCCACCACTTCACATCTCCCTTTTTTTTATATACATTATCAATCAATTCCTTCACGGTGATTCCATGCAGCGCTTCGATATCCTGTTCTTGATTTTTAATGTATGCGTGAAAATACTTTGTGCAGTGAGAGTTTATCAACATTCCGTAGAATGTTCCGTCATCGTTCATCCACGCGTACCGGTTCGCCAGATACACGTACGATAAGATATTGCCATCCAGCATGTCGCTTGTAACGACGAAAAAATTATGAATCAACGTAATTAAAACCGTGTTTCCGCCAAATTCATACTTCACCGTCTTGATTTGCTCATTCATTCCCGCATATTCCCTTCATTCCATGCTTTTACCGCATCTTCCGGCTTTTCAAACGTTTCCTTCGCTTCGTTGCATCTGCATAAAAAATTGCTGCAAACAACCGTATACTTATCATCGTATTTCATTCCGCAAATCGGGAAATGCAACAGGTTGGCTTTAAAACCACAAAGTGAACACGATTTCAATTGCTTCTCCAACCTTTCGCGCTTTATTTCTTGTTGTCCGCGAATAAACGCTCCAATTGCTTTTTCATCTCTGAGATTTATAGTTATCATTATTGCACCTCCATCAAATCTTCCAGCGTCACCCTCGGGCGCTCCTGCCCGTCTACTTCATCCTCATGCGCCGCAACGCCATCTTCATACGGCTCCCACGCTTCATAACCGCCGCCAGCTTCGCATTCGAAGGTCAGATTGATTCGGCAATGATCGCGCCCGCCGCCGAGGTCGTGCATACATGTGCTGCAATCTCTGTTTTGCATTTCGCTCCCCCCTCAGAAATACGTCCCGTTATCGGCATATCTGTCGGGTTCATATTCAGGGCTATGCGGGCGGCGATTCACCGGAAGCAGAAGTTCATACTGTTCCGCATCCAGCCCGTAAGTATCCGCAATCCTCTGCGCGATACCTGGCACGGTCACTTCGCGCGTATCCTGTTCCAGCATTTCCAGCAACCGCCATGAACACCGGCATACACGCGCCATCGCGACCAGATCAACATCCAACTTCTTGCGCGCTTCAATCATGCATGTGCGTTCCATTATTTCCGCGTCACCTCCCGATACTCCCTGCGTCCTTCGTAGTACTTTTTCCATTCAATGATGGCGTACAGTCGATCAATTGCAACGCCGAGGGCGACCAGCCCGAATGCTCCCCAAATCGTCATGTTGTTTCTTCCTTTCGCTTATGTGAACTATTCTCAGTTCATCGTATTTATCGTTCGGTTATAGTGATCTCCGTCCGTGGGTTATCCTTGTCGTATTTCACGCTACTTCCATCGTGTGAAGATACGATCTGACAATTATCATCCTCCAGCACGCCCGCCGCGACCAGTATGTCACAGGTCGCTTCCAGACAGTTGACCAAATCCACCCTGCGGCGCGTCGGCATGTAATACACCGCCTTGAGATTTACCGGATAATGGATCTTCCTGCGCAGCTCGCCGCCGATCTGGCGCAGACAATCCGCTTCGTAGTCCTTGTATTGCTTCGATGGGATTGGGATAATCCGCCCTCCCGCGCGAATCATGCGCTGGCTGTTTTTCTTCGTCCTCGGCGCGCCGTACAGCGTGAATTCGATCTGTTCCATGCCCTGTGTATCTCACCTCCGTTTTTTCGTATCGCGTCAGAAGCCTTTATTTGCCCCTGTAAGCCGTTTTCACCCTCGGATAGGGATTTATCGTTCAAACCGTCAGAAAGCGTTTTGGGCGGCTTTCTGTGCGTCTGACGCACATTTGCGTGTTGCGTTTCATCCTGCAAACCGCAAACGGTAGTTGTTGTCCTGCGTTCGTCCGATGTTGAAGCAGTATTTCCCGCACATCTCGATGATTCTGCCGCCAAGCGCCGCATCCACATCTGCGATCTCCGCTACGTACCATTCGGATGAAATGATAGTGATCTTACCGGCGAGATAGCGATGGTTCAAAATTTCCCGTGCAAGTCGGATATCTGCATCGTTGACGCGCTCTTTACGTTTACTGAAAAAATCGTCTATGTACAGCACATCCACGTTCTTCAGTCGGATCATGCGATTCTGATAGGGTTCCGCGTCCGTGATCATCGATTTCAGTTCAACGCTTTCGCTCTCCCACAGCATGTAATGCACATCGTACTCCGCTAGCAGGTTCCGGCAAATCGCAGTGCAGATATGCGTTTTCCCGCCGCCGCTCTGCCCGCCGATGAAAAACCATTTCGCGGTATCGTCCTTCAGGAACGCTTGCGCGGTATCCTTGATTCTCCGCTGCCAATCGGCGGTTGCGTTGTAGCGCTGGAACGTGTATTTGCTGATTACGTCACCCAGACCGGAATTCCGCAATCTGCGAATAGATTGTCGTGCTTTGCGACATTCGCAGTCAGCGCGAACAACGTACTTCCCATTCGCGTGGTAGATATATCCGCGGTTCCGGCACTTCTCGCACACATAGCCGTCAACCTGATCTTCATGCCCGATTTCGCGGTTCAGGCTCTGCGCGTCGCGCTCCGCTTTTTCCTCCGGCGTGAATGCCTTGTAATTCTCAAAGGATTTTGTTCCACCCCGCGCCGCGCTCATATGCATCATCAGCTCGCGCATCTCCGCGCCCATGTCCAGCATTCCCATCACCGCCTTTTATCGCGTACACGTCCTGCCATCCATTCACGATCGATTGATTCAGTATCTCGATCTTTTCCGATACGCTGCCTGCCAGTTGATCCAGCTTCCGAAGCGCCAATGTCAGCGCGTAATTGGTCATTGGCTTGCGAATTCGCTTGCGCATCTTGATGTATTCCAGTAATGTATCTCTTAGATTCTTATCTTCCGTATACTCTTCAATGATTGAATTATAGGATTCTTTAGTATCATCAACTACTTCACTATTACTTTCTTTATTATCTTTATTATTAACTATATTATTGGGTAAACTTTTTTGAATACCCCCATTCAAATTTTTTGAATACCCCATTAAACTTTTTTGACCACCGGTAAATTTAGTTACATGGTATTCACAGAACTTGACGCCCTTGATCGTGTTATCAACCTTGACGATATAGCCCTTATCTACAAGCGATTTCAGGCACTTAATGACGCATTGTTTCGTGGTGTTCGTCCAGTCCGCAAGGTACTGAAGTCCTCCGCTGAACGTCTGTCCTTCCGCCTGTGAGAACCCGTAAATACAGGCGTAGATAATCAACTCGTTACCCTTCAAGTCGAGGTCGGTAATCATCCAGCCTTGCAGGATAACATAGTTTTCGCGCTTTACGTTGTTCCCCGTAGCCATCTCTATCCCGCCCTCCGAAGGTAGTATCGCTTCACGCGGCATTTTTCGCCGCTCCGGTTGCGCACTTCAACCATCTCGCCGTCAATTCTGTGCCCAAGTTCGCGCAGTTCGAATATCCTTGCGCCCAGCCGCATCACGCCCAGATGCTTCAGCGCATCCAACTGCGTTATACTGCCGTGCTGGCGCAGGTAATCCAGAACCATCTGGTTCTGATTGGGGCTGTCGCCCCGAATACGTGTAATGTCCATGATCACACCACTTTCCGGCGCAATTATCGCAATTGCGCACGCATTCACAGAAATCGCACATCATGCTCATTGTTCGTGTTTTCACCGGAAACGAACGCCGCTTGTAATCTTGATCGTGATTCCAGGCAGGATTTCGCCCGTCTGCTTGAACGCTTTCATGATCGCCGTTTTATCGACCTTTGGCGGCTGTGGCGTTGTGTATTCCTCCGGAACTTCCCATGCGTCCAGCACATCGACGCTGGTCGTATCCTGCACATAGAACTTGCCAATGTCGGTCGAAATACCGCGTAGTCCGGCGCTCAGCATCGCGCTCGTCAGATATTCCTTCAGGCGCTTTGCGCGGTTTTCCTTCGCTTTCGCCTGTGCGGTCAGCCGGTCAGCTTCCGCTTTGAAGATGCTCGCCTTCGCCGTCAGTTCATCCGCATCTGCCTTAATGTTTTTCAGGATCATTGCGTAATTGTTCGCCTTTTCGCTCATGTCCGATGACACCGCATCGATCTCCGCAATGATCGCTTCCGCCTGTTCCTCGGATTCGCAATCATCCAGCGCGGCAACCAGCCGCGCATAAGCATCCGTCAATTCATACATCTTCATGATTCATCACTCCCAGGGCATTTTTTCGTCTTCAACAGGGGTAAACGCCGTGTTTGCCGGTGCAGTTGCGCTGTAAGCGCGAAGGCGCTTGATTTCAGGCGTTTTCACGCCGTCGCGGATACTTTGTACGCTTCGCGGGAAAGCCGGTCTGACGGTCGTTTTAATCTCTCCTGTGTTCGTTTCGAATTCTTCCTCGCGGAATACCATGCCGACCATCTTATTCGCAAGCGTCGCTTCCTGCCAGTTCCACTTATAGCCCGCGTTCGATTCTTCGATGGACTTGATCAGCCCCTTGAAATATGGGCTTGTCTGACCGTCAAACCCAAGCGTCAATTGCCGAAGCGTGCAGCCCCATGCTGCATTGGGATTGTTTGCCTTTTTGCGTTCGAACTGCCGCTTCGCGTATCCGGCGTATTCGCCTTCGGCGATTTCCAGCGCCAGCACAAGCATTTCAGATCCATTTGCGCTCTTTTCGCACCACGCTTTCAGAATTCGGCAGATATAGCCGCCAGCGGGCAAGCGCTCAACGCTGCCATCATAAGATGCGGCGTTATCATAACCGGGGGTAATGTTCATTGGTTGTCGCCCTCCTTGTAATATTCCACGATCTGTTGATCTACGTAATTCAGGTCATTATCGATTTCCAGCGCGTCAAACATGCCCATCGGGCTTTTCGCCGTATCCATGCCGTCGCTCTGCGTGCGGAATACGTGCTTGCCGTCCGATATCATGCAGCGCAGACAGATCGTAAACATGCCTTCCAAGCACACTTTTTCATCGATCAGCTTGCCGATGGTTTTGGGCTTCACCTGCCCAAAGTCGTTCATGTCTTCATGCATGATCAAGTACACGCGAGCATTGCTCGGTTCGGCGCGGATCGCTTCGATCAGATTCCAGAATCGATCGCCGATGGAGTTGTACAGCGTGAACACGCCGTTCCCGGCTCCGGCATTGCTGTGACCGCGCATGAACATGTTCGTAATCAGATACCCAGCATCATCCACGATGATAATGTCGCGCCCTTTCTTCGGCGCGGAAGCGATGCACGCGGCGACTTTGTTGTAATCATCGGTCACGACCTGCGTGAACTTCCCGCGGAACGGCAGGGGCTTGCCCAGTACGTTTACCAATGCAACGCGGTTCGGGTCAAGGTTGCGCAGGGAAGCGCTCTTGCCGCTGCCGCTCTTACCAATCAATAATACAGGGATCGCCATATCAGTTATCCTCCGTTGCGTCCATGCCGTCAGCGTAGCGCTTCAATTCGTCAAGCTTTGCTTTCAGCTTTTTGTTTTCCTCTTCCAGATCGCGAATATTCCACTTTTTCATGCGCAGGTCAGCTTCCAGCGAATCAATCTTCTCTCCCAATACGCTAATTGCAGTTGCAACGTAATTCATTTCGTCCATGTTTAATCCTCCATTTCAACTTCAACAAATTCTCCGTTTTTCAAGCTGTAAAATGTATCCGGTTTCAGCTTATCGCCGTCGATCTGCGCGGCGCGAACGCACACAGGTTTCGAATCCTCATCATATTCAACCAACACAATCCAGCTTCCAATTTTGGCTTTGATTTTGCTGTTGAATCCAATCGCGGAAACAACCGCCCAGTCACCACTTGAGCCGATCTGCGCCCGGTCACCGCTGGAGCCGATCTTCGCCCGGTCACCGCTGGAGCCGATCTTCGCTCCGTCACCACTTGAGCCGATCTTCGCCCGGTCACCGCTGGAGCCGATCTTCGCCCAGTCACCGCTGGAGCCGATCTTCGCCCAGTCACCGCTGGAGCCGATCTGCGCCCGGTCACCACTTGAATTTTCCCCGTTCGGAATGTCTTTCGTTCTCTCGACTAATACACTGATCCCAGCCTTGATGAAGTACTTAAATGACAGTTTCGCGCCAATCTTCAGTTTCTTCGTAGCGCGCTTATTGTCTTGAACAAGCACCTTATCCAGCGGTTCAACCTCGGCAAATTCCGTAAAATCGCCATTGTCATCGACAAGCGGATAATAATCCAGACAATCGAACGGGGTTTCGCAATAATGCATCACGCCTTTTTTGCAGCATGAATCCGCGCCACTTTCTTCAAAAACAGCGTTCTCGGTGTACTGCTTCCCTTGGCAGATCATTCCCTTGCTGAACGCCTTGTAGCCCATGTTGTTCCCTCCTACTCATACAGCCCAATTGCTGTTATACTTTTTTGCAACGCGCTGCTTACGCGCTTTTTCTTCCTGCATTCGGGGTTCGCAGATGTATTCTGCGATGCTCCTTACATCCACCATCGTCCCTCCGCATGCCCACTCCAACCGCCCATCGTCCAGCATGGATCTGATTTTCGCTGGGCAGCAGTGCAGTATCTCCGCGGCGATGGAACGTCTGCACACTTCGCCATAGCGATGCAGCATATCATCTGTCCGTTCCTGCTTCGTCATTACCGATCATCCTTCCCGTCGCACAGCAACGCCATCGACATAATCGTTACGGCGCATTCGCCCATCAGCATCAGCGCGCCCGCCGACCATCCGAATTCCAGAATCGAAAAGATCATCGTCACCCAGAAGGTTACAAGGCAGATGCCGCAGATAATCCAGTTCATGGGTTTCATGTGCATACCTCCTATTCTGGATCAACAAAATCTTCCTGCGTGTATCCGGCTTCCATCAGCTGCTTTCCGTGCTTCTCCATCCAGCGCATGTTATATAGAAGCTGTCTGCGCTTGTATCGGTAGTTCCGTTCAGCGACCGATAGCTTGTACGCGCTCGATTGCTTCAATCGTTCGATCTCGGCTTCCACCTGTTCATCGGTCAATCCTTTTTTTGCCATTGTTGTTCCTCCTGTTCATAATTCATGTCTCGTCTTGTTTGCTGTCGGTTCAACTGATATAATCATGGTTGAAAGGGGGTGAATCGTATGAAAGATTTCAACGACTTCATTAATTACTTCAACCTTGACTGCCAGCATCTGGCAGTTGAAGCAGCCGTTGAATTGGCGAACAATATTAAATCCGAACTTGACGCCAATTCAATCAATCAGGAATTAGCCAACGCAATTGCTTCAATAGCAGCAGACACAACCATGTGTTACTTGATGCTCATGCTTCGCTGCTATCATCAGTGGTTGAATGATTCTGAATCGTAGACTTCATAGCAGCCTTCACGCCGCGCATGATTGCCTGTGCAAGGCTTGCTGTGGATGCAGCATCATCTTTTGCAGCCGGTTTTGCCGAACCGGCTGCAGCCGGAAATCTAATCGCTTCTTTGCCTTTGAACTGGATGGGATTCATGTTATCATCCAGTTCATCTTTTACTTCGAACCTGCGAATCGATTCTTGACCATTTGATTCGATCTTCACGACCGTAATGTACTTCCTGCCGTCAAATCTGTACGTGAATACCCTGCACCGCTCCGACCGCATGAAGCGCTTTTTGATGAGCCATGCTTTGAAGCGCGTCATTTGCTCTCCCTCCCTTCGTGCGCGGCTTTGCTAGAAGCCCAGAATCAAGCGCGTGAGCGTGATCAGCAGATAGCCGCAGATGAGGCCGAGAAGCAGCGGGTGGCGCGTGAACGCAAGATGGATATACGCCGCGACTACGTTCTTTTTGTGCTCGGTATCCTGCTCGGCTGGCTGCTCGGCGTTATTACGCCGCAGAATGCGTTTAACTGGTTTACCTCGCTGTTCCATTAGTTACGCTCCCTTCTCGTCCGTGGCGAAGAGGTAATCCATCGTAAATTCAGGCAGAAGATTATTTCTGATAGTTACTGCTTCATTTATCGTGAATTCCGTCGTGCCATTAAGCTTGTTGGTAAGCGTTTTATCGGTTACGCCGATCATTCGGGCAACAACATTTTGCGTTATGTTTTTTCTCCTTAATTCATGGCTTAGATTTGCCAGCATATTGTTTCACCTCACTTCTTACCTAGAAAAGTAACTTTCGATGCTATTTTATACCATCCTAGGGAGTTTGTCAATACCTTTTTTACTTTTTTAGGTAAAATATTTCTTGACAAATGAATTGTTCAGGTGTATAATGCATTCAGAGGTGATAATTGTGGATATGCTTAGCAGAATAATAGATTTGATGGAACATCACAAAGATACTAAAGCGTCCCTTGCGCGAAATGCTGGCATACCTTATACAACTATTGATGGATTATTTAAACGTGGTTGCGATAATGCTTATGTATCGACTGCACGGAAAATAAGTAACTATTACGGAGTTACGTTAGATTACCTTGTAATGGGTGTTGATGCATTATCGACTGACGCATTAGATATTGCCGCAAAATATGAACGTCTTGATAAGCACAGCCGTGAACTTGTGGAATTAGTTATCAACCACGAAGCCAAGCGCGTGAAGCAGGAAAACGGGCATGAAAGCCCGTCCGTCAGAGAAGCGTTAGGCGAACCATCCGAAAGCCGAGCGGTTCATCCAGATTCCGCACAAGGCGAATGACGTTCGCGTGCGCGTCTGCCGATACGTTGCGATACACCGTTTCATGTGGGATGGAGATGATCGCTTCAATGTCCGGTCGTTCCGGAATGGATACGCTTTCCGTGCGGTAGTCGGCGTAGAATGACGCGCGCTTGTTCAATAGCTTCAACATGGTTTCGACCTCCTATATATGTTTTTATACGGTTGCCGGATGTCCGGCGCTGTATTGATCATAGGCAATTTACAAAAAAGGCGCAATACATTATATAGTCTGTATTATATTCGCTGAATTCTGCTTTTGTTTGTATCATATTCGCCAAATCATGTATAATTTAATCGTATTTTGAATAGTATTTAATGGTATAAAATCAGAAAGGTGGCGTATTTATGTGACGGAATTGTACATACGTTTAGGTCAGCTGATGGAGAAGCACGGGTACACCAATCAATCCCTCGCGGATGCAAGCGGCGTACCCATCGGAACCATCAGCGGGATTCGTTCCGGAAACGTTCGCAATCCCGGCTATAGCGCGATCTGCGCGATGCTCACCGCGATGGGCGAGCCGGTAAGCGCATTGAGCGGTTCGGCAGAGAACGCTTCAACCGAATCGGTTGCGGACAGCACAGATGGCGTACACCTTCCGGACAACGGCTTCACGGAACAACAGCAGACGATCATGGAAAAAAGCTGCCAAATTGCGACGCTGTCCGCCAAGCTGGACGCGCGCGATGAAAGCGCAGAGCGCAACGCGGACAGATGCGCCAAGCTGGAAGCGCAATTGCAAGCCGAACGCAAGCGGAACATACGGCTACAATATGCATTCATCATCGTTTGCGTGTTGATCGTTGTACTTGCGGCAATGTATATTTGGGATGTGAACAATCTACATAGTGGATTGACCGCATATTTTAATTAATAAGATGGAGGAATGAAGGATGAAGAAGGTAATGGCAATCATTTCGATTTTGATGATCGTTGCAATGATGGGTTCGGCATTCGCAGGTTCAGATAATCAGATTACGTTCAGAGGGGTGGAATGGTATTCCACATTGGCAGAGGTCAAGGACGAATTAGGATGGGCAGACGTAGATATAATGGATGATATGATTCTGCTGAGCGATATTGATGAGAATTGGGATTATTCATTGTCAAGCGGGTATAATCGCATAGACGATATGGGATTGTTCGCATATTACTATGATGCCGAAGTAGCCGGATACAAGGCACTTACATACATGTCTTTTATTTATCCGATCGAAAATGGATCATCGGTAAAAGACGCTGATAAAGCGCAATTATACATGGCTACATATTCAATAAGCGAATATGCCGATCTGAATGCTGTGTATTCCGATCTGAAAGCAAAGCTGGATTCCCTGTACGGAGCGGGAACAGTTAAAGATAACCGTGTAGTGTGGATGGATTCAGTCGGCGATAAGGTGGTATTGTCTATGGATGGTTCGTATGTTGGTGTGTCATATGCTGCCGCCGGACATAAAGAACGTTTGCAGTCAATGCACAATGTGAGAATCGCTGAAATGAAGCGTACAGAAGCCGACGAACGCGCGCAGAAAGCTAACGATACATCTGGGCTTTGATTCGATAGATAATAATCTTCCCCGCTTCGGCGGGGATTTTTTGAAGGGAGGATGAAATATGAGGATTTTATATCGTGATCATCGCGGCAGTATTGCGGAAGCAATGGAAACTATACGCGAATATCGTACGGTTGACGAAATGAAGGCAGGGATTGCAGCGGATTGCAACAAGCTGCATCGCGAAGTTGGATTCATCGGCGAAGCGTTTTCGGCAGAAGATATTTCCATTGGCGACAACATAGGGGCGGATGATCGTATCGGTTGGACGAATACGCATTACGTTTGCATTCGTCGGTTGGGCGATGAGGATTTTGAGGTTCCGCAGGCGATCGGGTTCTGTACGTTTATCAATTGAAGGGAGGAAAGAGCATGCCCAAGAAACAGAAATCCGGCTTATATCGCACCAAGGTCAAGATTGGCGTGGACGCAGGTGGAAAGGATATATTCAAGTATGTATCCGGACGAACAAAGAAGGAACTGGAGGACGCAAAGCGGGAAGCCTATGCGCGGTATATAGGGAATACAGGGTTGAACGATGATGTTCTATTCGGCAAGTACGCACAGGATTGGTACTTCAATGTCAAAAATCCGCTGCTCTCCGAATCAACCAAGGCAAGCTATCGAACGATGCTGAACAAGTATGTTCTTCCTATGTTCGGGGATCGAAATATGCGATCTATTGCAGCATCCGAATTGCAGAAATGGATGAATGGTTTTTCATTGATGTCAGGAACGACAATAGCCCAAGCCGCTACAGTCATACGAAGTATATTCGGTTCCGCTCTCGCCGATAGAATAATACCATCTGACCCATCTGCATCAATCAATCTGCCCAAGTCGAAGAAAGAACAGCACAAGAGAAGTTTGACGGCAGAAGAAACAGATAAAATCCTTGATCTGATAGAACGCCATACGCACGGCGATTATCTGGCATGTTTGTATTATACAGGAGCCAGACCGGGTGAAGTGCGCGGGTTGATGTGGGGCGATTTTGATTGGGATAGCAATGTAATCCACATTAGACGCGACATTGATTACAAAGCCAACTGTTCAGCCGGGGCGCTGAAAACAGAAGCTGCGTATCGAGAAGTTCCAATTCAAGATGAATTGCGAAAAATTCTATACCCGAAGCGCGAACATCCCAATTCGTATCTTTTTACTGGTGATCGATCGGGAAAACCATGGTCGAAATCAACGGCTGAAAGAATATGGCTTGATATGATGCGACAAGCCGGGCTTGTCGAACAAAGAAATGCAGAATGGAAAAATAAAGATATACGTTCTGAATTGAAGCCAACAATCACTCCGTATTATCTCCGGCACAATTATATTACTCAATGCTGGCAGGCAGGGATTGACCCTATGATAACGATGCGTATAGTTGGACACACGGATTACAGAACAACCGCAAATATCTATACGCACTTGCAATATGAACACATAGAGCGGTCACGGATGGATTTGCAGCGGGTTTTCGATGAAAAAAAAGTTGCAAAAAAGTTGCACAAAGCATCAAATGATGGAAGTTCAAAAAAATGAAAAACCCTCAAAAACGCTGTGTTTTCAAGGGTTTTTTGATGGTACCGGCGATCGGATTCGAACCAATGACACTCCGGGTATGAACCGAATTTTTACTTACTATAGTGTGCCTAAAATAGCGTATTTACAGGGGTTTTTGCCTATTTTGATGTACAACAACAGAAAAACAAAGTTGCAAAAAAGTTGCACAACGGTTTATGTATATAAATTAAAAATCAAGTTATACTAAACCGTTGTGCAGTGAAGAAAAATCACTTGAACCCCTCAACCATTGCTTTGACCTCAGCGGTTTTGGCGATCAGATCGTCATGGATCGCATTCCATGCGCCCAGCATGCCGTCGGCGAACGCGGGATTGCGCTTGTATTCCTCGGAATTCTTGTAGTTTTCAATCAGCTTTTTGATCACTTCATGCCCTTTGCTGTTGAATCCGAGGTGCGCGCTTGCCATTTCGCGATACCACGCTGCCGCTTCCGGCGATTCGGCTTTCAGTTCGTATGCGGTACGAATCTTGTCCTTCGCTTCGCTGACGTTCTCGGCGATATCGTTTGAAATCTGCTTGATTAGCTTCATATCGCTCACCTCATGCCAGCTTTACGGCGGATGCGCACACGTGGTTGATCGTTCCGGCAACGCCGCTGATGCGCGCCGAGATCGTGGGCTGCATCGCGCAACAGGTCGCAAGGCGAATGACGGTTTCGATATGTTGCGTGATAACGCCGTCTGCCGCGACGGTATCGGTCGCGATCGCGCAGGGCATTGCGGAAGATCCATTGTACAACTGGACTACCTGCGCGCCAGCGGCTGCAGGCGTGGAAGTCACATCGTAGCTGATGCGGAACAAACCGCCGTTATTGATTCGGAACCCACCCGTCTGGGTGGAGATTGATACGCCGGTATCGGTGATCAAATTGCCAAGTACGTTGATGTTCGTGCCTGCGGCGACATACGCCTGTTCGGCGTTGTTGTACGCCGCCTGTGCGGATTTCTGGTAGACATTCTTACAGTTATTGCAGGACATGTTTATACCTCCTTCGATTTTTCGCGCAACGCGTCTGGAACGCCAAGGCAGAACGGATACGGCAATGTTACAAGCGGCAGTAGCGCCGCATAGCTAGCCAATTCTGTTACTGACATTTCATCAGGATTCATTTTTTCCATCGCTTTTACGATGCGCATGATAATCGTCATAAGACGTTTTGTGTATTCGTCGTAAAACTTCGAATCATTCTGTTCCACGGTGCCAAGACCCAACATGTTTTATCTCTCCCTTCTAAAATCGTACCCGCCCGGCGCAAGGCTCGGACGGGCACAAGCGCTGTTATAGCGTAGTGTTCTGGTTACTGGAACGAATAGCCGCAACCGCCGCAACCCGCGTTGGTGTACGGGTTGAAGTTGGTCTGATATGGGCTGCACGTCAGATACGCGGGCACCGGCGTTTTGTTGATCGCGGAAAGCAGCGTGTTCGTCTGCGACAGCGTGCCCAGCTGCAACTGTGCCGCCTGAAGGTTATCGCGCAGTTCCTGCATGGTGTTTGCGTTGATCAGCGCGCGCGTTGCTTCGCCCTCGGCGTGGATCGCAGTCTTGATGTCACAGCAGCATTCGGAATTCTGCTGCTGCATCTGCTGCATGCCCAGCTGATTCAGGTAGCGAGATTCCAAAATTTCTTTCTGCGTTGTGCAGCAACACTGCTGATTGGCGAATCGATTTTCCATGATGGACTTATCCAGCGCTGCTGTGCTAAGCTGATTCGCGTAGCGGTTTTCCAACACATCGCGCTGCACGCCGAACTGGTCGCGCATGATGCCGCTCTGGTTGCGCAGGATTTCGGCGGTATTGAATCCATCCGCCATCTCGCCGCGCGTCAGCGCGCCCTGCAAGCCGCTGTTGTTTCCCCAAAGTCCGCCGCCCATCATGCCGAAGACAAGGAACAGGACAACGATCCAAAAGAAACCGCCGCAACCGTCGCCGAAGATGCCATCGCCGCGATCCTTATTCGTCACGGCCGCGATATCGGCAAGGGACATGTTATCCATAGTTTTCACCTCGTTTTGATTTATTTATCTTCATCCCGTAGCGCTCCGGGGGAAGAATCACTGATTGAAAAATCTTTGCATCTGCTGTGCCATCTGTTTGGCTTGTTCTAGTTGCTCACCGTTGATCTGCCCGCTTTGCAGCATCTCATCCAGCTTCTGTTTCGCGCCCTGCGGCGACCAGCTTTTGCGGAATTCCCTGAACTGCTGAATCATCTGCATACCTGGAATTTTCGAATTCGCCTGTCTGGCGGCGATGCCGATCAAGGGATTGCTCATAGATTGATACCTCCCAACGCGTTCTCTAGCTGTGTCAGTTTGTCGGATACTGCCTTGATCTCGTCCTTCGTCGCGAATTGCGATACATCGATCTGCGGCGCGCTTTGTTGCTGAGTCTGTTGTGGGTCGACTTCGATCAGGCGAAACGATTTCAGCGTTGCCGTTCCCATGCTGTCAACCGCCTTGACGTGAATCATTGGGTCGTTGTTGTCCATCATCCACGCAGTTTGACCGGGCTGAACGATGTGATCACGCGCGCCCTGAATGCCGTTGACGTATATCCACGAAACGTTGGTCTGCGCGTTGTTCGTCTGCTGAACCTGCTGCATCTGATTCATCTGGTTCATCTGCGGCATGTAATTTGTGTTGAAGTAATTTGGGACAGGGGGCTGCTGATAGGGATATCCGTATGCCATATTTCGCACCTTCCTTTCAATATCATTTTCGTGGATTTTCGGAAATGGCGGGGGAAATCATGGGCACGGGCGGGAATGAATGGGAAAAATAAAAATCGGCGCTCCACTCGGAACGCCGATAAAAAAAGTTGCAGGAAAGTGTTGACAGATGATGTAAATTGTGTTATTATCATCTTGCAAGGACAACCGAACAATTTCTACTATAGCAGATTCCAAAAATAAACAATCCTTGCAAGTCTGCTTCATGCGTAAACATGAGGTATGTGAGTTGAAACGCCTATAACGGCAAAATTAGTTGAGGTAATGGCATTCGGTTGGTCGAAACACTTCAACAGGGAAAGAGGACTGCAAGCAGCCCTCTTTTTTCTATTCCGGAAAAAAACAAAAAAATTGCCGAGGGCGTTCAACCCTCGGCATTCATCATAGACTTGCTACCCGATTCAGTTCGGGTATAATTTCGTTCTTTATCCGCTTCCCAACCGCGCTTCGATCCATGCAGACCTCACGCAGGACGGCGATATCAACGATCTTCTCTCCGCGCAGGTACTCGCGGGCAATCACGCGGTTCTGGCGGGATAGGCGCGAACGATCAATCAGCCGTTCAACGCCGTCCGCGTCCAGATCGGGAAACGGAATGATCCGCGCGCACATGGCGGTTATTCCTCGGGCGGCTTGTCTGCGTCGCTCGTGCCGCTCATAACGCGCTTCAGAGCGACGTATCCGCCGTTCGCCGCCAACGATACCATTGCACCGTTAAACAGGCTCAGAACGGCATTCTGCGCATCCAGCGTGCCGCCGAACAACTGCGCCAGAATCAGCACGACAACCGCCAGAATCCAGCTCATCAACTGCGTAGGGATGCGCTTGATTCCAGGCAGATTTTTAATCATCTGCGTGATCAATGCGACCGCCGCCAGCGCGCCCGCAAAGGTGCCCAGATAGCCCCAGTCAAAAAAATTCATATCCATAATTATACCCCTTTCATGATGATTGCGACCGCCGCGCCTACCGCTGCGATCACGATGTACTTAATGATTTCGAACGTGACCTTTTTCCACTTGTCCGCCGGCTCGTGTTCGATACTGTCCACGCGCTTGTCGATGTTCTCGACGGTTGCTTTGACTTCGGTCAGCGCGCGCGTCATGTTCTCGATCGCGTCGCCCTGCTTTTGCAGCGTTACCAGAATTCCATTCTGCTTCTGCACGTCCTTTTCCAGTTCGTCCAGACGGCGACGGAACGACTTGTGCTCCTGTTCGTTCTTCGCCAGCGTATTGGACATCTCTAGGCACTTGCCTTCGTCCCACATTGGCACCACCCCTTATCTGATTTTTGCGTACTTCCCGCTCACCCACGCGGTTAAACCGTATTGATCGACGGCATACCAGCCATCTTCGCTGATTTCGCCGCGATAGATCAGTTTGTCTCCAGCATGGGCAACGCCCAGTTTCGCGCCGGATGTGTTGGGCTCCGATCGAATGTAACAATTGCCGCCGACGATTTCCACGACTTGCGCGCCAGCGGTTCCGTCGCCAGCCACGGCGTTCATCAACATGGCGTGGGTTTTTGCGCCGTATTCGCCATCCGCACCCAGTCCCCAGTGTTTTTGGAACTGTTCAACCGCCATTTCAGTTGCGTCGCCATAATCGCCGTCCGCACCCCAGCGCCCGCAATCATAGCCCAACTGAATCAGCAGGGATTGCAGTTCCTTCACGTCCGCACCCTCGCTGCCGTTCTTCAGCAGCCGCTCGCCGAGGGCGTACTTGTGCTCCGTGCCCGCGGTGGTGTCCGCACGGCTGCCGTTGTTCAGCACGACCTCGGTATGCCCCTTCGTGCGAGTGACCAGAATATCGCCAGCACACAGGTAGTCCGAGCGGCGGGTATATCTGGAGCCCTCCATTTCGGTGAACAGACCTGATTTCAGAAGGATAGATGCTTCGTTCGCGGTATAGAAATCCGCAATCGATGTGCCGTTTCCGCACTTGCGCAGGGCATACAGAACCGCGACACGCACCAGCGCGGAACAGTCCGTTTCGCACGCGACGTTTGCCTTTGCCGGATCGAATCCGGAATTCTGCACCTGTCGGTACAGCGTGTTGCGCTGATTCTGATCGTATCCGATGTTCCTATTATTGACCGCTGCCTTCATTGCTGCTGCGATCAACGGGCGCATTTCCGGATGGATGCATCGCAGGACGCGCCAGCCCTTACTGTGTACGTAGTAGTTCCGAATGCGCAATTCGCGTCCGGTCTGGTTTCCGGCTTTTCCTCCGGAAATCCTGCCGCGCTCGTCGATGCTTGCGCAGGCCAATTTTACTGCCATTTTGAATTCTCCCTTCGTTTGTTACAGATTCAGTGCCGCTCGAATCGATTCCAGATCATCCATTGTCAATGCAGGATAATCATGATCCCTTCGTGTAGTCGATCACTACAAATCCCCGCGTGATGCTTCGCGACGAACCCATAGCAACAGTGATCGTCGCCGTGTCTGCCGAGCAGTTAATGTCAATGTTTATCGCGTATAGATTTACACCTTCTGCCCAATGTGATGCAACCGGAATCGGAAGCCATGCTGATCCATCATTGGCGCACGCGGTGCCGCGAATAGCAACGATATCTCCGATTTCGCTAGTCGGCATGAAATCATATGTCATATACTGACTTGCAGCAATCGGCCCGATCTGCATGACCTTCCGGTATATCTGTTTCCCGTCAATCCATTTGTACGGCATTTTCGTTTCATCCGTCGAATAGTCCATGCTGGGTATGCCGCCGTCCGCGTAGATGGGATAGTCGCATTCGAACGCGGGGTTATCCTGCGTAGACCGCGAACAATATCCACCGAACCGCACGCCGCCCGTGGTCAATCCGGCGAGGTGCATGTTTGTGAATGCAATTCCGATCTGCGCGCCCATCTGCGCGGATTCGTAGCTGTCCGACAACACCAGCAGGAAATTCCATGCGCTGCCCAGCGACCAGCCGCCTACCTTTTCAATTAATCCGGTCGCATTGGTCAGCCCTGCAATCGCATCGCTGATTCGGCTGGTCAGATCGATGCTGGATGCCGTCGATGTATCGATTTCGCCCGTTCCGTAATAGACCTTCATCGTGAATCCGCTCGCGCCGCTATCCAGCCCGATTTTCAAATCCGTCATCGTGTTCGTGCCGTTGTCAGACTTGATCCATCCGTCGATTGGATGCTGCGTCGCGCGTGATACGTTGAACGTTTCGATCGTTGGATTGTACAGCTTGTCCAGCGCCGTACACAGCGCCGCTTTCTCTGCGTCTTTTCCCACAATTGTAACCAGCACATATAGCTGCGTTGCGCGCGCTGCATTTGCCCACGCAGGAATGGTCAGCGTCTGATTGATCTGCGCCGTTTCCGCTGCCGGAATGGTCACGTCTACGGTCACGGGATCGCCAACCGCCACGTCTGCGCCGTCCACCTCGCGCACCATCTGCAACTGCACCGCGCTGATTTCCGATTCGGTGATGTTCCGAATCGATGCCGATACGCCCACCGATTCACCCAGCGCGATCATCGATTTATCTGCAACCAGATATTCGATCACCGTCCGCGGCGTGGCGTAGTCGTATTCGATTGTCAGCGTTCCGTACTGGCAGGTTCCGTATACGTTCGCACTGGTCGATTCGTTCTGGCATGAAATATAGATCGCCGTCGCGCCGCCGTTGATCGTGTTCTGAATCAGCGAAATCGAATCGTGCGGCGCTGCACGCGATGTGCTGATCCATTGCATGGATGACGTCGATGTGCCCTTCGCGTCGCCCAGATATACGCCCGCTCCGCGCCCATAGCAGCGCGCATCCTGCACGCGGATATCATAGGTGCTGGTTGACGACGTCTGCCACGATACTGTGGCGCGCGTGATGATGATATCGCGCCCGACGCGCTCCGCTTGCAGGGCGGTCATGTCGTACTGCCACTGCGCCATGTGCTTTTTCTTCGCGCCGCAATACACCGCACCGTCCGCGCCCGCTTCTTCTGACACGCCGGTGTTGTAGTAGATTCTATAGGTTTGCACGCGCGGCAAAGTCATTGTTGCCACTGTTTATGCACCCCCCATAAAATCGAATGACAAACCGCCATCTGCCGCCTGCCGAATTCGATAGTCGCCCAGCGTCAGATTGTCAACGCCGAAAGAGGAGAATGTTGAATCATTTACGCGCACATCCACGCTGTCCTGATCTATCAGCACCTCGCTTTGCGCGTCGCTCCGGCGCACGTGTAGACCGTCCTTGTCGATGTATACCAGCCGCTGCTGCTCGGCAATAGCTTCGCGTTCTTCCGCGTTTTGCGTGCGGTCGAAGATCGTTATCGAACCGGTAAGCATTTCTACGCCCTCCCGATGATCGTGATCTTGCAGCCGATGGGGAAGCTTCCGCTCGCCGCGCTCAGCTTCACGCTTTCAATCTTTGAATGCGCTGCGTCCTGAATCGCCGAAAAATACAGCGGCGAAAAATTCTGCCATTGGCTCGCGCCGCCCATGCTGTCGATATAGCAGCCGGTCGAAACCGGAAGCGCGCGGATTTTGTACGCCGAATTGACCTGCGGCGCGTTGTGCCAAACCGCCAGCACGTTTGTACCGTTGATCATCAGCGTCATGTTTTCGCCCGCCGAAGTCGGTGAAAATCCTACCACCATAACCACGATTTCGGAACAACCGATGCCCGTCTTTTCGTGCGCGCTCTCCGCTGCAGATAACGTCACATCCTCGATCACCGTCCATTCGTTCGCGGCGTGATTCAATATCGCATCGATCTGCGCGCCGGTTCGATTCAATGTGTAGTTCGCCATTAGCCTACCTCCAACACATTCAGTACATTGTCATTTGCATCCAGCAGCGTGTTTCCGTCGCTGGTCAGCAGTTCCACCGTATCCAGCACGTCGCAGGAATACACCGCGTTGTACCGCACATCCCCGCCGCTGACCGTCACTGATTTCACGCCCATGTGCGCCGCGTTCCAGATTGCATCCGCGTCCGGATCGTCGCCCGACCGCCGCCAGCGGAACCGCGCCGCAGGAATATCGTCCGTGCGCTCAATCGCGCCCTGATATACGCGCGCGGATAGTGTGGTGCTGGAACCGTCCGTTAAGACATCTGCATTCGATGATGTGATCTCCACGCGCCACACCGTCGCATCACCGACCATGATTTGCAGATATTCGTTCGAACGAATATCCATCGTGTTCAACTGATCAATAAACGCCTGCTGCGCAAACAGCTGCCCAACGTCGATTCGCGCCGCATCGATCTTGTTCACCAGCGCATAGGTCGCGTAGATGTTCGCGGCGGATAAATCCTCCGCCGTAATCTCCGTCGCCAGAATCACGCGCCCCGCGTTTGTGTGCCCCTGCGATATTTCGTCCTCCGTGACCGTGGTCAGCGTCGCTTCTACCTTCACCGTTCCGTCGTCGTCGGTGACCACGTCGATTCGGTAGTAATTCCCATCGCTTGCTTTGATACACAAATCGCCAATGGTCGCCGCCACGATCTGCGCATACCGAACGCGCAGGTTCTTGATAAACGCTTCGCCGGACACCGTGTTTTCCACGTTCAGCGCCGCCGAAATCAGATGCCGAATCGTCGCCGCGTCGAAGGATGCCGAACCTGCTGTGATCACCTGAAATGCCGCCAGCGCCGCCGCAAGCTGATCTGTTTTAATGCTGTCTGCAGTCAGCGTGCCGACCTTCAATGCGAATATTTCTGCAATCGATGCATATAACGCATCGGTTGTAATCGTTTCGGCTTTCAGCTTGTTGATTGTCGCGGTAATGATCGCCGCCGTCGCCGCCGTCAATGCGTCCGTTGTCACGTCCGATGCAGATATGCTCTCGGCGCGTAGCTTGACGGCATTGATAATGCTTGCCAATAGTGAATCGATCTTTGCTGTGGTTGCAGACAATTCCTCAAAGTGACCGACCGTTGCGCTGACCACCGACTTATCAAAATTCGCGATTCGCGTAACGCGTATATTGCCGTTGCTGTCAATGATATTGCCGCTGGAAGTGTACGAACTGCTATTCGTGGAATTTAGCGTTGGTAACGTGCAATCGCTTTGCGCAGATAAACCGCCCGTGAATGACAATGATTGCGTATTGATCATCGTCGTGATCGCATCGCCTTTGGTATCTGTCACTATCAGCTTGTCGCCCACCTGCACGGCAGGATCGCCGACCCATCCGATTGACAGCGCGGTTATGTCTATGCCCGCCAGACTATTCTTGACAAGCTGCGCAATGCCCGCGCTGAACAATGGATTATCTTCAATGCGTATCGTATTAACGGGGCTGTCGGTTTCGTTCTCGTCAATCGCATAGCGAATGAATGTTTCTTCCTCGGCGCTAGCATCCTTGACTTCCAATGCATTGAATACGAATCTCGCGCCGTTCGATCGTGTCAGCGCGGTATAGATATCGCTGTTAATCACATGCGATTCCCCGCTACCATAGCTTACGATTTCAAGCTTCCCATTGCGATCAACGCGCGCGAATCCTCCGGCGCAGGCGGCAATATAACCAATTACAGATCGAAGGGTTAATTCTTCCTGCCATTCCGGCATGGATGCAATCTCTACATCCGCATTCGTGAAATTCGCCGTCTTGAGCGATATGCCCGCCGCCGCGCATATCGTCGCTGCAAGGCTTCCAAAGGTCGTAGGATAGGCGGAAGCGCTGTCCGCATAATCCGCTTCGAACAATGTTGAAAGCGCGTCATAGCCGTTTATATCGATTGATACGCTCTGTTCCGGCGCGGATACGTCGCACACATACCATACGCCAAAACTGGAATATACTGTCTTGCCGTCATCGCCACGCAAGCCAATCTCCATATGCACTTCCGCATTGTCGAATTGCTCCGGCGTATAGCCTTTGCCTACATTGTTGATCGTCAGACTGTACGATGCCGATTCCGCACTGCCCAGCGGCAATCCCTCGCTTCCGCAGGATTCGGAAATCGTGTAGGACAATACGTCGTCCGCAGTAAGATTAATCTGCGTTGCGTTCGTATCCGCAAGGGTTATTACGCCGCGTATGCTCAACGTGCGCACGCGCTGATTGTATGTCATCGCCATATGCTTATTCCTCGATTAGATTCACTTTCAGCGAATTCCAGAGAATCCCGTTCCCGCCCAGGTTATACGAATACATTGGCACGCTTCGATCGCCCGCATAGAATCGCGCCGTCCGCATTGCGCCCGTATATGGATCTGGATACCGCACATAAAAAAACTCATCCTTGATCGCTTGAAGGATGAGTTTAATGTTATCCGGCTTGTCTGCGTGCCATTTGATTTCCAGTTTGCGTTTGGCTGTCGCGCCGCCCACCACGCGATCGCGTAGCATCAATCCGCTCGCGCTTCGCGTGGTGGTTTCCGCATCGATATCCATCAGATTGACCGTAAATTCCTGCGGACAGGGCAGGGCGACAAGCTTGTCGCTTGCCGCGCCCACCTGAATAAGTGCTTCCTGTTGTGCCATATTACGTCACCTCTCAGAACTGAATCGCAGGCTTGCCACTGCGCACCGTTTCACGGTTGATTGCATTGGCGATCTGCCTGTCGCCGATATTCACAACGCCCAAGCCGGAAGCCTTGATGCCGCGCACAATCGCCGCCGCCAATTCATCTGTATTGATGCCATCGCCGCTCTGTGCGGAATGCGCGTCCATGTATCGGAATATCGCTTCGCCGATCTGATCCTGATTCGCTACAGCTGGCTTGCTGCCGATTCGCCCGACAAGTTCCTGCCGCCCGTTTTCGTTCGCCATGAATAGCTCGCCAGACTTCGGGAAACCGCCGTTCGCGAACTGCGAGAACTTCAGTAGGTTGTTGATCGTGGCTTTCGTAGCCGTGTCAGAAGCGGCTTTCAGCTCTTTTAAGAAGCTTTTGGCGCCAGAAGTCAAGCCAGCATTGACCTTGATCGATATTGTCTTGCTGGATATTCCGCTCAATGCATCCTTGATCTTCTGCACCTGTTTGCGTGCATTGTCCGCACCAATCATCGAAAATGCGGTAACTTTGCGCACCGGTATCTCGGCAATCGTTGCCTTGAGCGTGCCCGTCGTTTCATTCGCATTGGATGCAGAATCCGCAAGCGGCTGGAAACTGCCCGTGAATTCATTCAACTTCTTTTGAATCATTACGATGAATGAAGTCAACCCGCCTACAGCGTTAGAAGCTTCCGTTGCAGATTTTTTCACGCCATCCATCGAAGAACCATCAATCATGATCACGTCCGGCATTTCATCTGCAACTCCACTTAATTCCCCAGTAGAAGTCGACAACCCATCAACTTTGTTTTTAAGCGTTTCCGCTTCCGACGCTATCTCGCTTGTTGAACCGCTTATAGATGTTGCAGCACCTGAAACAGCCGTCGATGCTCCTTCTGCATTCGTTCCAACAGTATCAAGCTGTTTAAGATATTCTGCCCATGTACCATCATTGACGTTGGAGATCATATCTGCAAGTAGCAGATCGATAGCAGTTTTTAGTTCATCCGTGGTTGCACTTCCGCTTTCAAGTTTCGAACTAATTCCCGGCATAATCGAATCCAAAACAGCCAATGCAGATGTTTCGCTGAATTTAATTCCAGAAATTGCAGATAGACTTGAAACCAATCTGGATATATATTTATCTGCATCTCCTACATCCGTTTTGATTCCAGGCAGATAACTGCGTATCTTTTCGATTACAGCATCTTTGTTATACTTTCCTTGATATTCTGCGCTTTGAATGTCCGGAACAGCCGACTTGATCACAGGATACAATTTAACGCCGATAGAAAAACCTAAAACAGCGCCACTGGGGCCAAGAAAACTAAGTGCCGCCGCACCAAGCGTGCCCAATAATGCCTTTCCGATAATATCTGCAACTTCCGTTAAAGCGTTCTCACCTGCTTTAGTTTTATTGATAATTGCACCAATCTCTTGCGTAATGTCGAAAATGGCGCTAAGCCCAAACGTGATTGCAGCCGCTCCAAAGCTTTTCCATTTAAGCGGTAATAATGCGCCGAGTGATTTTACAAGTGCCACCATCGAAATAGCCTTGCCCAGATCAGAGTTAAACAACACCTCTGCCAAATTCAATACCACTTTGAAATCAATCGCGCTTAGAAAACCCTGAACTGCATCCCGAATCGGGCTTTTCCCTTCTTCGCCAGCGCCCTTTAGCGCGTCCGTAACGCCGTCCGCAATTGCAGTTACAATTCCGCCCAACGCCTTTCCAACTTCACCCCATTTAATGCCAACAATGCAATCGTATAGAAATTTCGCAACCTTCCCCGCAATAGCTGAAATATTATCCTGTGTTGCTTTCAGGTTGAAGAATTGCGCCGCTTTGTTGATCACGGTTACAATCGCGTCGCTGACCTTTCCGAAAGGCATAGTTGTGATCGCTGTTCCAAGGAACTGATTTACCTTATCAGCGGCAAGGTCGAAATCAGCGCTTGTCAAGAAATTCTGAACGCCGTCTGCCGCGTCTCCAATCAGTCCGGTTATTACTTTTGCAAGATCGCTTGCCGGAAATGTTGCCAAAGCCGAATTCAGCGTTTCGCCGATTTTCGTTCCGAGCGTAGCAAAAAATCCTTTGCCATCGCCAGTCAGCCAGCCCTTCGCAAACCGAATCATTGCGCGCAATTTTCCCGTGATCGCGCGTCCAAGCATATCCACATCGATCTTGTTCAATGCCTGTACAAGCGTCCACTTGATCTTCGCGCCGATTTGCTCCCAGTTCGTATCTTCCCAGAAGGTGGTAATCAGCGTCGCCGCTGTATTGATTACGCCCGCGATCGCGCTTGCAACAAGGTTTGCGTCGATTCCGTCCTTGCCTTTAATTCCCTCTTCACCAAGGAAAAAACCATTGATTGCCGTGGCGATTGCGTGACCGATGTTCTTTGCGCCAGTTTGCACGTCCTGCCACTTGATCTTTGCAAGCGCTTTATTGATCTTATCTGCAATGCGCTGTCCGAGCGGGCTAAAATCCATCTTAGCCAGCATGTCCTTCATCCAGCCTTCGATTGGCACGGTTTCAAACATTCCGCCGTAGTCCAGACCTCCGCCGCCACCACCGCCACCGCCGCCGCCGTTGGGCGAAAGCGCGTTGATTTCATCAAAGCCCATCAGTTCCTGCTTCAGCGCCTTTGCAGCGCCGCCAGCCGCGCCGGTCGCTTTCGTGAAATCCTTCGTCTGCTTTGTCGCGCGAATGTATGTTCCCTTGCCGCCCAGCAATGAGAACAGCATGTTCAGCACATTCAAGGCGCGCACAACCACACCCACCAGCGAACTGAATATGCCAATCAGCGATGATATGGCAGGATACAATGCCGCGCCCAGCGAATTCTTCAGGTATAGCGATCCGGTGGATAACTGCGATAGCGCCGCATTCGCTTCAGCACTGTAATGCGCTATGTTTTGCAAGCCCGTCTTGATTCCGCTTGTAATGCTCTTGATGATCGAACGCAGGAATCGATACTTCGCGATTCGTGCAAGACTGCTCAGGAACTGCGAACTGCCGATGTGCCCAAGCCCGAATCCCTTGTACAATTCACGCATAGCGGAAGACAATCCGTGCATGGCTTCCGTTGCCCCTCTGCCCGCAAGACGCAGGGATGTGCCAAGGTTCTTTTTCAAGCTGTCAGCATAGGTATTCATAAATACAGAAGTCAAATTGCCACTGCGTCTACTCATACCGCCGCTGCCTGTAGCTGAATCTGACATAGGAACTTCTATATCGATCTTCGGCATATCGGACAGTTTGCCTAACGCATTTCCAAGCCGTTCAATCTTCGAAATCGATTCCTCTGATATCGAATCAACAGCAGCTGCAATGCTACTCAATCCTTGTATGATTCCATCAGCAAACTTACGATTCATTTTAAAATTGCTCATTGCATTCGAAAGTGAACTCGTAAGATTCGTTACGCTTTGCAATGATTGAGTTATCCTTGATACATCCAGTGCAGCCAAGGACGTTTGCAAGGCTTTTAATGATTTCGTTAGTGTTGTTATACTACCGCTAGCAGCACTGGATTCTGCGCTGATTGTCAGATTCAGCGATTCGAAATCAGCCATTTTCATCACCGTCCTTATTTTTGGGTATCATCGCATTGAAGAATTCAATTGCCTTCCGGCGTTCTTCCTCTTGTCGCGCCTTTTCTTCTTCCTCGGTAAACGGGATTATTCTATACGGTTCTTCCAGCCAGTTCATCGGCTGCGTACCCTTTTTCCGGAAGCTGTTGGCAAGCGCGAGTGAAACCGCATCGAACATATATCGTCCTTCGATATACATCTTTGTTTCCATTTCGCGCTTGCGCAATCGGTCAGCATCTACAAAAGCGCGCAAAAGGCGCGGAGTAAGCCGCCAGAAAGTGCAATACTCCACGCCGATGCTCATAGCGTAAGGAAGATAATCTTCAATAATGATGGTCGTTAGGTTTCGCTGATCTCCTCGATCTCCGCTGCTTCCGTCGCTTCCTGTTCCTCGCTGTTCTTGCGCAGTGCCTGAAAAAAACCGGATTCCTCAACCTTTGCGTTAAAGTCCTCGATGATTTCTTTCAGGTTGCCGCCCGCCACGATGTGCGCTTCAATTTCCCGACCGGCAATTTCAATGGGCTTGCGCATGCACAGCGCGATATACGCGCGCAGGGTAGACATGATATTCGTGCTGATTTCGCTGATCGGCGCGCCCATGCGCTCCATCCTGCATACGTTGTTGAAATCCAGTTCAACCGCCTTGTAGGTCTTTCCATTGATCGTGATCATATCCATATTAGATTATCCTCCTATTGATGAATTAGGTGTTCGAATCGGTAGGTGCAATTGCGGTATCCCAGCCAATATCACCGGTGGGCGTTACGTAAGCTTCGATCTCCAGATGCGAAGATACTTCAGCACCGCCAAAACCAAGCGGCGCAGGCTCACAGGTAAAGAAAAATGCATCCGTCATTTCAGGGATGTAAAATTCGCACCATGCCGCCTTGCTCGCGGCTTTCGCGGTCTTGTAATCATCAACAAACTTTGCCCATGCGGTCTTGAAGTCGTTGTTCAGCGAAAACTTGATCGCCAGCGCGCCGCCCGTGTCCTTCAGACCGTTAATGTATTCCTTCCATTCGGTCGCGTCCAGCGGCGTAACGTCGATGTTTTCCGGCGTGGGGTTCAACGCGGGAAGGCTCATTGCGCGCTTAATGCGTGTGAACGCAGTCGGCTTCGTACCAGCAGTCGTTTCGATTGCATAACCGAACTGAATGCCCGCAGTAGATAGGGAAATTGCCATGTCGTATTACCTCCTGTATATCATTACTTCGTTCGCGGCTCCTGAATAGCTCTCACCAGCTACGCCGCGATAGCTGGATGTGATTACGAATACCGTTGATTCGTTCGTTCCGAAGGTGTATTGCTTAGAGCCGCGAAAAAAACCAAGCGCAATCAAATGATCATCGATTGCGCTTGCGATTTCTTTGGCTTTTTGCTTTTTTCCGGTTGCATCGTTCGTGTACACTTCAACGGTGTATCGAACGTTGATATGATGTTCGCCCTGCTCATCACAGGTCGATTGTAATGTGGAATTGGATGATTCGTAGATCATTACGCACGGGAAGCACGGCGGAGTGTTCAGATGCACGCTTCGAATTGCATCTGCTTTCAGCTTGAATCGCTTTTTCAGCATCTGCGATACGCTATCGATTACCGCATTCTCAATATCGATTACCACATTCTCAATATCGATCATCCGAACACCCCCTGTACTACGCTGCTGAAATTGGCGCGCATTGCTTCCACCGCTGCCGGAAACGCATTTGCGGGCGGGTTGCCGTCCGTTCGATATAGCGTTCCGCGCGGTGTGGATGCAATGAATTCACCTGCATTTCCGCCCTCACCGATATACTTCCAAGGCGGGTTTGCGCCCTTGCCCTTGCCATACGTGCCATGCGCAGGCGCGCCAACCTGACCGGCGTATTCGCCCAGCGGATAACCTGCGCCAGTACCGAATTCGATAAATCCAAGTACAGAGCCGTTCGCAGACAGCCTGTAGCCGCCTTCTACCGGCTCCGAACTTACTTGTATATCATTCGTACCCGCGTATGCAGCGGCGCTATACGTGGCGTTTAGAACGTCATTGCCAATCTTTGCAAGCTGTTCGCAAACATCAAAGCACATATCCTTGAATCGCGCTGCGTAATTCTCCAATTGCGAGATCGCCGAATTCAATGAAGATGCGTCGTTCAGGCTGATATTGATGTTCATGTGTTCACCCTCGCGATTGCAATGCGCACGCCGTTAATCGATTTCGCAATGCGTTTAACGACATAATCCGGTCGTTCAGCCGTCAGATCGTCCACCCATAATTGCGAATTCTCGTCCATCCCGAAATCCGTTTCCGCAATAATGATCCTGTCATACTCGATGTTTGCGCCGAATGCTCGTTCATGCGATTCTCCGGTCGCAGGTGAAATGCTTGCGCGCGCTGAAATCGGCGCAGAAAAAACAGGCGTGTATTCGCCTGTTTCAAAGCCATCGGGATCAAGTACCGGAACTGTGCTATCCGTCAATAACCGGTACTTGAATTCCTGCTTATTCCGATTCAGCATCCGCATTGTTTCGCCCCGTTCCTACCATCGGTACAATCTCATTCAGCAATGATTCCGAAATCCAACTGGATTCATAGGTTCGCTGAACGCCGTTCTCAGAATGGCTCATCTGCCCCTCCGCGCCCATGCGATTGTACATATCCATTGCGATTCGAATCTGCAAGTCCTCATATTGCGACGGCATTTCCGCATCCTCGGAATAGCCGAAGGGGAACCTGCGCGCCATGATCGCGGATTCGGCGGATGCAAGCAGTTCGGATAATAATTCGATTTCATCATCCTTGCCCAGCCCAAGCCGCACTTGTAATCTTCTGATTGTAGTTGCCATGATCACAGATCCCCCTTATCCGTTATTGGTCAATCAGCCCGTAGTGACTGCCTTCGTGAATATGGGCGCAGATTCGCTGGACTGAACATTCACAGTCTTAACGCCGGTCGGCGCAGTGAACGAAGTCGAAATTCCAGTAAACTTGCAATGATACCATTCGGGGCCGTGATCAAGACCAACCTGCCCGAAAATCTGGTATTTCTCACCCGCGCCGGTCTTTGCAAGCTGTTCCAAGAAGAAATTGCCCTTGCCCGGAACCGGCTGGAATACCGGCGAAATCACACCCATGTTAAGCAGCAGCGCCGTACCGGACGGAATGTAGCTACCCAGATACAGGTTGATCGAGCCCAGCGGCGTAAGCACACGGGAAAGCTTAATGCCGTTGATATCGCTTACCATATCCGCAACCCTCAGCCCGTTGTTTTCCGCGTCTGCGTTGATCTGATAAAGCGTAGTTGCGTCACACAGCAATACAAGATCGTTAATCGGCGCATTCGATTCATAAATCTTCTTCATGCCGTCCGCAATCGCCCACAAGCCCAACGGCTTGTTCGCCATTGCAACCTTGTTGCTGTCGATCGCTGCCACCATGCCGCGCGTCTTGTTGATTGTCGCATCCGTGGTTGCTTCGTTATAAGCACCGTTAATGAACGTATACTCCATATCACCGCGGATTTTTTCCATCTTTGCTGCTACCTGAAAATCCAGTTCGTTAATCGGATTCGCAGTCTGGTTCGCGATGTTCACGCCGGAGAGCGTGCCCGTGTTGGACATCTTGCCGTAAGAGATACCAACAGTTTCCTGAAAAATCTGGGTTACATTGTACTTCTGCGCACGGGTTACAACGGTTGCATCCGGCGCGGTAAGCGATGCAGATTCGCTGATCGCAGGCTGTGCGCCGGTGCTGCCGCCCGTGTATTCCTGCCCGGTTACGAATTTAACGCTGTTCGTGATTTTGGCTCTGCCGCCAATCATCGTGCTAAACGGGGTTCGCGTATTGCCCTTGTTAAATAGCTGACCGCTATAATTCAGAACCCCAAAGCTGGTTGCGAAAGTGTCTGCCATGTTTTGTTTTCCCTCCTATTAGGTCGTAGTAGTGGTTTCCTGCTGCTGCGAAAGTCGCGTGTAATATACGCTTGCCACGTTATCACCGCGCGTTGCAGCATCCTGTGCCATCTTCGCATAGTCAATTCCGGTTGTATTCGGCGTACCTGCGCCCGGTCTGGGCGTTTCGCGCAACAGCTCGGCCTTGACGTTCGCCCTGACGGCTTCCTGATGCTTCGCGAAGTTCGCGAACACCACATCCATCTTGCCATCTGCAAAGGCAGTCGCGGTTTCATCCGCCAGCTTCTTATCAAAGCCCAGCCCGACATATTCAGCGGTATACTTCGAAATAGAGCGCTCACGGCGCAATGCGTTCAATTCGGTTTCCATCTCATTGAACTTCTCAGCCGTTTCGGTCGCTTTCTGTTCGCTGTCGGTCAGCGTCGAAGTATACTTTTTCTTGTACTCCGCCGCTTCACTCGCGTACTTGTCCGCAACGTCCTTCTTTACATAGCCGCTCATGTCGATCTCGTGCCCCTGAATCAGTTTCAACTGTTCCTCTGCGCTCATGCCGTCCTTGTAGCCCGGAATTTTCGTAATGTCCAGTTTCATATTTTCCCTCCTGCGCTTGTTGAGGATGATCTCCCACCCATATGCTTGCGTTATTTATCCGGCGTTCTCTCGCCGCTTGCGCTTTTAGGTCATCTCCGACCGCATAAAAAAGCCACACGCATACGCATGTGGCTAAATGCCATGTTATTCATCTGTCACCGGTTCTATCGTGCAGCGGCAATTATAATGCGGTTTGTCCGGAACCGCGTCTATCGGGAATATCATCCCGTCCAAACGCCCGCATTCCTTGCACACCTTGTCATCCTTCTGTGAAATCCAGCGCACCTTGCGCACCCCTGCATCTTTGTATGCCGCGATTGCCGCGCGATCTTCAATGTCGATCATTGCTTGCCGCGTCTGGCGTATCCATGCGTTTTCAGCTGCACGATAATCATTCTCCATCTCGCGCCGCTGCTTCGATTCCGCATCCGCGACAAGCGATTCAAAAAACCGCGCGCGCTTGCGTTCCGCTTCAGTCACATATACATATTTCGTCACGGGATTGTATTCGGATTGAATCCCGTCCAGCCATTTTCCCGATATCGCCTTTTTTGCTTTTTGTAAATTTTCAGATTCAGGAATATTCGGCTGTACTTCTGCATATGCTTCCATGTAGACCCAAAATCCAAGGTCTAGAAACGCATCGCGATTCTTTTCCTCCAGTAGCTTGTATACACGCTTCGATTCGGCTTGTATCGTGCGCACCGGCTGATTGATCTGCTCGAAATTGAGCGTCAGCCGCGATTTCTTGAAGATTCGTGTGATCGAAACAATCAACGCCTTCAATTTTCGGTCGCCGACCGCGTACCAGTTACGCATCGTCCTTCACTTCATCCTTTTTCAGATCGACGGTCGTTTGTTCGCCGTTATCTTCCGGATTCTCCGAATTATCATCGGTCGTATCCTCGTATTCCCACTTTTTCAAGTACGGCAATGATGCTTCATAAACCTCTGTAGGATCGCCGAATAACCCGCACTGTGCGATTGCGTGCAGCGGATCAATGCCGGAAGATAGCATGTTCGTCAGCGTCTGCGACTTGCTCAGAATATCTTCGTAGTTGCGGCGCGTGAACTTCATATCGATTTCGGAAATCGAAAGATTCAGTACGCCCATGTTCCGACAGATGCCCAGAACCACGCGCAGGAATTCCGTTTCACTGCGTTTCCATAGCAGTTCGCTGTCCTTTGCGCGCGCATCCGCAGAATACCATCCGCCGCGCATGAATGCCGCGCCGTTATTCGATGAATCGCTTGTATTCTCGCTCGCCATCGCGGGCATACCGGTAATGGTCAAAACCTCTTTATATAGGTTGTCCATCAATACTTGCTGATCGCCCTGATTCAGTTCCGGGCTTAACAGCTTCAAATCCGAATCAACACCCTGACTGCTCTTGATCATCACCGCGCCATTATCTTTGATCGCGTCAAGATCATCTTCGCCATCATATTCACAATTCTTGAACACCATAAGCGATTGCACGGTCTGTTCTGTGCCATCAATACGATTGCTCTGCAATGTGTTCATCGTGTCCAGCAGCGTTTCAACGATCTCGAATGAACCAATCCGCGAATTATTATTGATATATTCAATAATTGGCACGCGCCCAAGCATATGATCGCTGCGCTTGCGTATCGTCATGCCGTTTTCGCCGCCCGAAAGATCGATCTCATAGAACGTCTTGTCGGTGTACACATTCGCGATCTCATGATCAATGCCGGTTGCTTCATCCTTGCGTATAATCATGAACACGCCGCACACCACCGGCGCGCCGACGCCCGTATAACGAACGACGAACGTCTGTTCAGGATTCAGCGTATACACATTGAACGGCGATTCATCCGCGTCTGCATAGTTGGGATTGCTGTTCGGCAATACCAGTCGATACGCCACGCCGCAGATATTGAAATCATCCGCAATCTCTTTATCCTTTGCCGATTTTGCTTCCAGATGCATGTAATCGCTCAGTTTGGCAATCGCTTTCGTCGCCTTCCTGGCGCCGCGCTTGACGTACATAATCGGCTCGGAAAGCAGATACGATACCTTGAAGCTTACGATCTCATTGGCGTGATTCAGCACGCACTTGTTATTGATGTTCGGTCGTACTTCCTTGATGCGCTGCAAGATCGGCTGATTGCCCCTGTATACGTCGAACAGGTGCCGAATCTCAGCCTGATTGCGCTTGAAATCGCCCATCGCTTTCGCCAGCACATCCCTGATATTGCCGTCGTTTATCTCGGCATATGCCGTGAAAATCGGTCTGCGCCCGAAGGTTGGCATTGGTTATCACCTCTCAAATTAGAATAGCCGTTTCGCGAACGTCACGCGCGCTACGCTGCCGCCGTACATCATGTCCGCCAGCATTGCAAGGCTGTCCGGCGCGTCGTCGTGAATGTTCTTGCCACTTTGCGTGAACATCGTCACTTCGTTCATGAACGCCCTGTATTCGCTGTCGCGATGGTTCGCATCACGGAAATAGAACTTGCGAATCTCCGGCGCGTACATGATGATTCGACTAAGTTTGCTTTGTGTTGTCGGCGCGCGCCTTGAAGTAATGTTCAAGCGTATATTCTCAGCGCGCAATTGTGAATCGACGATATCGGCGTATTCATCTCCGCCGTTATTCTGTTCGAACTGCGTCTGATGCGGTTTATGCATCTTCATTTTCGCCACTACAATCGGGCGCGTAACCGTCTTATCGCCGCGATTGAATACCACATCATGGATGTACGCGCTATCTCCATACACATACGCGAACGGCATACTCAGACTATCGCCGCCGCCCCATGCGGTATCGCAAGCCGCCATGATTCTGTCCGGATCACCATCCGGAAGCACGCCATTGTAATACCGCAAGTCCGGTTCGGGGAATAACAACCCTTCACGAATGTACGGCGACCCCATGTATTTCGCCCACCATGTCGCCGCGTCGATCGATTCGCGCATGTCATGGTAATATGCGTCGTCGAATCCCAGATCGAAATCATATGTGAAATTGCTATGATCGTTCTCATCCAGCGCAGGAATAACCCTGAATCGATAGTCGGGATCATCTGCATACTGCTGCTGAATCATGCCCAATGGATCAAACACGTTCCACCGCGTTCCGACCATCAATTCAAGCGCACCCAGCTTTTTACGATCCTTCAACTGGTTCAGATACGCGTCGTATTTCGCCTGTAGTCGAATCGGATTCAGCGATTCCTCCAAGTCCTCAATCAAGTCGTCGCAGTACAGAATGCCGCCGTTGCCGATTTCAACCGCGCCCGTCAATGTACCGCCGATAGAACGGCATGTAATCGTCGGGAAGCGCTTGATCTGGTTCAGATCGATTGTTTCATTCTTCGCGCTTTTATCAACGATCTTCACATCGTCGAATATCTCCGACCATGCATAGGTTTCATTGTCCGTCATAATGGATAGAATCTCTCGAAAAAATCCGTCCGTCAGCTTATCGCTATGCCCGCTCATCACGCTTGCTATATCCGGTCGATTCCCCATCACCCATGTCATAAATATAATACACAGAGTGCTGTTATGTGTTGGAATTAATCTCTTCCCAACACAATACAATCCGCCTTCAACAGAAATACAATTCCCTTGCTTCGGATCAATGTACTCAATCTTGCTAATTGACAATCTTCGCTGTTTTGAGAATGTTCTCAGTTGTTTGCGTTCAACTTGACACGGAATATAACAATCAGGATTAAAAGCAATAACCCAATACGAATGCTTACCCATTATTCCGCTACTCGACAAATGCGGCTCTTGCCTTGTAACAGAACACCTCCATCCGAACGTAGATACAAGCGAAATGAAATCATCACGCAATCTTTGTTCTGAAGTTGTAAACTGATACCTGTTTTCACTTTTAACCAAGCATCCGTCAGTATCAATCAATCCTGCCAGCAATGCTAACCTGTGCTGAATTGGCGCAGTTAGATATAAATCTGGAATGTGTTTCTCTACTCTACGTCTACTATGACACATTCCAAGTTCCTGCAAATCTTTTCGCAACCCACCAAAACCATAGTATTCAACACCTGTCGTTTTGTGCGTTGTATGCCATGCTACCGGATATCCGTCAGCTATGATCCGTTCAACGATCGCTCTATCCTGTTTATCTCCGCATATGTCAGGATTGTTGTTGCGACCATCGCCAAGCCATGCCCCAAGCGTGTAAGCCGGAACAGGAAGATGCTTACATTCACCAAGTGCATATCCCTTTTGTGGAATTATGTAATGATACCTATGTCCACGCTTTCCAGGCTCACCACTTTCGTAATCAGACATCATCGCTTTTGTTTCAAGCACATCATAACGCTGTTTGTGCCGGTTATATACGAACCATTCATGGTTTTCGTGAACATCAACAAATGTTCCATCGCTGAAATAGACGCGAACATTTGCATAAGCCTTTGGGAATACATGAGTTACCTTGACGAATTGCCCACTCGGCGAAATTACTCTATCCCCAATAATAAGATCGCCATGATTCTTCCACCCATCACTTGTCAGTACAGCTGTGTCATCACTGACAAGTTTCCCTACGCGCGGCGGCAAACTGATGCCCAGAAACTTGATTTCCCCACTAAAAAGCGCCTGTAGATCATCTACAAGCGGTTTCAATACCTTGCGTCGTGGAAGATAGAATTTCTTCTCAGGTTCGCGCTTCCATTCCAGCGCTATGATATAATCATCAAGGCAGTACCTTGCATTCAGTCTATACAGGTTTCCCAGCATCGTATAGGCTTCTCCAGATTGCGCAGATAGCTTTTTCACGGCTTTTCGAAGCTGCTTATTGCATTCTCCCGCCAGCTTCTTGTCCTCGCTGTAAAGCCCTTCCACGCATTGATACAGTATCCTTGCAAGCTCCATGCTGCAATGCGTCTGCGCTCTCTTGATGCCCTCTGCAAACACATCGGCATAGTTGCTCATGGTCTACTCCTTTTTTTGTCTTTTTTTATTTTTTCGGCGGTAGAAGTGTTCACCCCGGCCAGACATGACACATAGAAACCCCAGGGGGTGCCAATAGTCCAGATTGACAGCCTGGAACAGGATACCCCCATCATTAAATCATCCCCACGGATGAATGATAGAATGAATCATGTGTGAATAGGGGTATGCGATGCTATTCAATCCATCATTGCACTGAATGTTTACGAAACTACACATCTATGCGTAAAAGCATTGTTTTGCGCATAGATAATACACGAATGCACAATAAAACAGGCTGCAATATATGCAACCTGCACCATGCACCATATGCACCCAATCATGCAGGTGATTTATACGCCAGAATATACATAATCATGCATGTTTAATCATCATCCGGCAATGCATTTAAACGCTGCTGCAATTGATCCGGCTGCATCTGTTCCGAAATGGGTTTAGCTGTAACGTTGTAATCCACAACATCCTGATACCCGAACTGATTTTTTCCTAGGAATATCCCACACGGTGGATTAATCCCACCAGATTGCATCGCATATTCCCAATTAGATTCTAATGCGGCATAGGTTTTTTTGATTAAGTCCCGTGTGCCATTGGGTAAATCATCATACCCATGCCCTGATATGTCTGATTTTATTTCCCATAATCTACGGCGATCAATCCCTAAAACAGAAGCCAATGCTGATATACCTGGTCTAATTTCGTTTTCCTGACACAAATTAAAATATTCCAGAATGCGTTTAGACACCTGATCGGGATCGTATAGATCAACAGATGGCCAACTAATTACAGCAGCCATCAAAGCCATAGATTTATTCGTGATTCGTAAATCAGTGCCAAATATTGGGCTGCCATTCGGATTATTATTTTTACTGGGCATTTTAGATTTACTAGGTTTCGTTGCCATCTGTTTCACCTCCCATTTTATAGATCATAGGAGAACCACATTGAGGAGATCGGAAGA